TAAATAATGAAATCATTTACTATAACAGTATTGGAAGTGGAGTTCTTGGAATTGCAACTCGTGGTGTTAGTGGAACTGCAATACAGAAGCACTTTACAAATGACCCAGTTTACAAATATGAAGTAGCAGACGTTTCTTTGGTTAGAATCAATGCTCAACACGATATGGCAGCAGGTCTATCTAACTTAAGAGATATTGACACTTACCACATAGAATTTAACAGAGGTGGTAGATCAAGTGGAGAGAGCATGATTAACTTCAGAGATGAAGCAAATGTTGGTGGAAAGAATATTAGAGCATCTAGAAATGTTCAATTTAATATGATGCAACCACAATTTGATATTATTACACCTGGTAGATCATCTAGTGTTACTGGAACAGTTAGAACTGTTAGTGGAACAAGTGCAGGTGGTGCAGAACCATCATTCATAGATCAAGGTTTTGAAGCAGTTCAGATAAATGATGTAAACGAACTTTCTACTACAAGATTAGTTTGTTCTCAAATAAATGAAACTACTAGATTAACTGCCTTACCTAAGAATCGTTCTCTAACTGTTGGAGTTTCTATGTCTAGAGATCCACAAGATCCTAACTTATCTCCTGCAATTGATACTCAAACTGCATTTGCAATCTTCGGAAGAAATCGTTTGAATAAACCAATTACAGATTATGTAAATGATTCTAGATCAAATCAACTTAGTGGAGATCCACATTCAGCAGTTTATATTACTAATAGAGTAACTCTTGAGCAACCTGCAACTTCTCTTAAAGTATTTGTTGGTGCATATAAAGATGCATCTGCCGACTTTAGAGTAATGTATAGATTATTCAAGGCAGACTCTAGTGAAGTGGAACAAGCATACGTGCTATTTCCTGGTTATGATAATATGAATGATACAGACCAAGATGGATTTGGAGATACTGTAGTTGATGCTTCTAAAAACAGTGGAAGGGCAGACGCACTTGTTCCTCCAAGTAATATTGATGAGTTCAATGAATATCAATTTAGTATTGAGAATCTTGAACAATTTACAGGATATCAAATCAAGTTGGTTATGAGTGGTACAAATGAAGCAAGAGCACCTAGATTCAAAGACCTTCGTGCAATCGCGTTAGCATAATGTCAGATTTAATTAGAGTTGAAGGTGAGAAGAATTTGTATAGAGAAGCAAGTTCTGGTGCCATCGTAAATAAGGATACACAGGGGTATTCACAATATCTTTCTGAAAGAGAAAGAAGGATAAAAGATAAGAAAGAACTTGAAGACGTAAAGAATGAATTGAGTGAAATTAAGAAACTACTTATTGAATTGACTAAAAACTAAATAATTATAACTAGAAATTATATTTGAGCATTATTAATGGCAGTCTATGTTGCTAATCTCCAAGTTAATCAAGGATCTGATTTTAGTCAGACATTTAATCTTGCTAATACAATAGGAGATACCTCCTTTAATTTAACTGGATATACAATAGCCGCTAAGATGAAAAAGCATGCAGGTGCTGCTGATTCTTCAGCAACTTCTTTTACTGCTTCTATTGATAATGCTGCTAATGGAACAATCTCTCTTGCACTAACTGATACACAAACATCAGCATTAAAAGCAGGAAGACACGTTTATGATATTGTTATAACAAACACCTCATCAACTCTAAAAACAAGAGTTATTGAGGGGAGTGTATTAGTAAGAGAAGGAGTAACTTAAATGGCGAGTATCAGAGCAAGAGTTGGAGCAACTAATGCTATTAAGGTTATTGCATCAAATTCATTATCTGGTTCAGGAAGTAAACTATCAGATATATCTGATGTGGATACAAGCACTCAGTCCCATAGATTCCTAATGACTTACAATGCCAATACCCAAAAATACGAATTTGTAGATCCAGATGTTATCTTAATAGCAGCAGCTTCCACTGTTGGATCAGTGGTTGGAACAGCAGGATTACCAGATGCGTTCATAGATGCATTAGATACAGATCCTAATAGGAGTGCTAATGTTGATATGGATGGAGGGGTTTGGTAGATTAAATTATAAATACATCTTAGATTAAATGAATAAAGTGAAATAAAGACTATTCTCAACGCGAGGGCATAATTAAATGGCAGCCGCTGTTATTCAGTTTAAACGAGGTACGTATGCAGGACTTCCTGCATTAAGAGCTGGTGAACCAGGTTTTTCAACTGACAAATACGATTTCTATGTAGGTTTAGACGGAACCTCTGGAGGTAATAAATTCTTAGGAGCGTCAAGATATTGGACTAGAGAAGACGGAATAGATTCGTTACGACTAAACTTAGTAGATAGAGACGGAACAAATAGAATTGCATTAAGAGCACCGAATACGTTATCAGGTGTTACAACATACGTTTTTCCTGCTACACCAGTTGCAGGGGGTCTACTTCAATCTGATGCGAACGGTACTCTTTCATGGTCTAGTTCATTAGGTAATGGAGAATTTAGTGCTTTATATGTAACAGGTATATCAACTTTCCAAGGCAGAGTAGATATTACTAATACTACTGATTCATCAACTAAAGACAATGGTGCATTAGTATTAGAAGGTGGTCTTGGTGTAGAACTAGCAACAAATATTGGTTCTAACTTAAGAGTTGGTGGTATTGGTACATTTGTTGGTGCTTTAAATGTTGATGATACTTCTCCTTCATCTTCATCTCAAACAGGTGCTTTAGTTGTTGATGGTGGTGCAGGAATTGCAAGAGATTTATATGTTGGTGCAGGATTAAGTGTTACTGGAATCACAACATTTGCAAGCACACAACAAACAAATGCTGCAGGAACAGGTGCTGTAGATATTAAAGGTGGATTAAGTGTAGGACAGAACGCATATGTTGGTGCAGGTTTAAGTGTTACTGGTACAACAACACTACAAGGAACTGCAACACTCAATGGTAACGTAAATCTTGGTAATGCTGAGACTGATGTTATTACTATAAACGCAGATATTTCAGGAGATATTTTACCAGAAACTGATAACACCTTTAATCTTGGTGATCAGTCTGCAGGTAAGACATTTGCTAATGCTAGTTTAAGTGGTATTGTTACTGCTACAAGTGGTGGTGACTTTGGAACAATTCAACTTGGAGTAACTTCATCTCGTACAATTTACTCTGATAACGGTCCTTTAATTCTGGATGCTCAGAACAATAATGTTGTTACTGATGCAGATCATCTTGTTCAAGGAACTCAAACTGTAACTGGTAATGCTAATGTTAATGGTAGTTCAACTATTAACTCAGTTCAGATTGGTGTTGCTGATGCTACTACAATTAATACATCTGCAGGAAATCTAAAATTAGATGCTGCTACTAACACAATCGATGTTACTGCACAGCAAAATGTAACAGGAATGTCTACATTTACCAACGGTATTACTGTAGCAGGTGGTGTTGGTAAAGGTGCTTTGGTTGGTAATATCGGAATCGGCACAATAGATAATCAGACAATTAGCACAAACTCAGGAGATTTACAACTAAGAGCTGCTACTGGATCTGATGCTGTAAGAGTTTTATCAGACTTGATTGTTACTGGACAGATTAACGGTACTATTTCAGGTTCTATATCAACTTCACAAAGATCAAGTTCTATAGACGTTAGTTCTGTTTCAGATTCAAACGATAGATTCCTAACATTCTCAAATGCATCAGCAGGAGATTTGGCAACAACAGGTCTTGGACAGACCATGTTCGTTGATCCACAACTTAAGTATAATGCAAACTCAGATACATTAACAACTCCTAATCTTACAGTAGGAGCAATTAAGGCATCTGATGGTAGCAGTGCGATGAGTCTCTCTGATACCACTGGTAACGTAAGTTTTGCAAGTAGTGTTACTGTTACTGGAGATATAACAGTCTTAGGTTCTCAGTTTATTGTTAATACAGAAGCATTAAAAGTTGAAGATCCAATAATTGAACTTGGACTTGTTAATAGTGGAGGAAACTTAGTAGCACCAACAACAGATAATAACCTTGATGTTGGTATGATTATGCACTACTATACAGGAGGTGCTGCGAAGACTGCTGCTGTATATTGGGATGACTCTGCTGCAAGAGTTGCAGTTGCATCATCTGTTACTGAGAATTCAAACGTAATGACAGAAATTGTTTACGCAAACTTTGAAGTTGGTGGATTATGGGTTAACGATGCTGCAGGACAGTCTGCTGTAATAAGTCACGATGGTAGTAATAGAATTTTATCAAATGTAACTGTTGACGGAGGTTCATTCTAAAACTATAAATAGTACAACTGAATAATTAATCATGCCAAATAATGAATTGGATTATCAGGTTTTGTTGGGAACATACCAAAGAAAATCTGCGGATTTACTCGCTCAAGTAATAGCACTTGAAGCAAGAGTAGGTCAAAATAATAATACTATAGACGCACTCAATAAACAGGTTAATGACTTGCTTAAAGAGTTAGAACACGCAAAAGAGGTTGTAGTAGAATTAAAAAGAGCAGAGTTGGAAAGAGCAGAAAAAGAAGAAGAAATAGTTACTGCTCCGAAATCAAAGTCGAAAACTAAACCAAAAACAATAAATAGTGAGGATGAAGGAGATTTCTAACTAATGGCAAAGCCCACCACGAAACAAGAGTTAATAGATCATTGCTTAAGAAAACTTGGTGCACCTGTTCTTGAAATCAATGTATCAGATGAACAACTTGATGATATAGTTGATGATGCAATTCAATATTTTAACGAAAGACACTTTGATGGTGTCGAGAGGATGTATTTAAAATATAAAATTACGCAAGAAGATATTGATAGAGGAAAAGCAGATCCCCCAAATGATGTTGGAATAGTAACCACAACAGCAACTGGTGGTGGATTTAGTAATACATGGTATGAAAATTCAAACTTTATAAACTGCCCAGATTCTGTAATTGGTGTAGAAAAGGTATTTAAGTTTGATACCAGTTCTATATCTGGTGGTATGTTTAGTATCAAATATCAGTTATTTTTAAATGATTTGTATTTTTTCAACTCAGTTGAATTACTACAATATGCGATGACAAAAAGATATTTGGAAGATATTGATTTTTTACTTACAACAGATAAGCAAATAAGATTTAATAAAAGACAAGATAGATTATATCTTGATATTGATTGGGCATCTCAAGATGCAGATCAATATATTGTTCTTGATTGTTATAGAGCATTAGATCCCGAAAACTTTAGTCAAGTTTACAATGATAGTTTCTTAAAAAGATATTGCACTGCAATGATCAAGAAACAATGGGGACAAAATTTAATTAAGTTTAGAGGAGTAAAATTACCTGGTGGAATAGAATTTAATGGTAGAGAAATCTATCAGGATGGTGTTCAAGAAGTTAATGAAATTAGAGAACAAATGTCATCAACTTACGAGTTACCTCCATTAGATATGATAGGGTAGGATAAATGCCATTAAATCCATTCTTCCTTCAAGGATCTGCATCAGAACAAAGACTTGTACAAGATCTCATCAACGAACAGTTGAGGATGTATGGTATTGAGGTATATTACTTACCTAGAGAAATAATAAGTAGAAAAACAGTTTTTCAAGAAGTACAATCTTCAGAATTTGATGATAATTATTTAATTGAAGCATATGTAAACACATATGATGGATACACAGGTGGTGGAGATGTATTAACTAAATTTGGTATGCAACTCAAGGATGAATTAGTTGTAACTATATCTAAAGAAAGATGGGAAGATTATATTGCACCATTCTTAGCAATGGGAGATGCATATGAAACAGAACTTGCACATAGACCTAGAGAAGGAGATTTAATATATTTTCCATTAGGTGGTAGATTCTTTGAAGTAAAATTTGTAGAACATGAAAATCCATTCTATCAATTACAAAAGAATTACGTTTATGAACTTCAGTGCGAACTATTTGAATATGAAAATGAGGTTATTGATACTGATATAGATGAAATTGATGAGAGAACATCAAATGTTGGAGAGATAATAAGTCTTAAGATGGTTGGTTACGGAAATACTGCTGTCCTCGGAGTTGATATGACAAGAGGTTATATAAGAGAGATATTCTTAAATGATCAAGGATATAATTATAGTTCAACACCAACAGTAACATTTTCACCACCAATCAGTGGTAGAACTGCAACTGCTGTTGCAATTACAACCTCTATAGGAGGTGCAAGATCTGTAAAAGAAATTGTATTGACTGATGCAGGTGAAGGATATAGAGAACCACCCACAGTTACGATTAGTGGTGGTGGGGGAGTTGGAGCTGCTGCAACTGTAGGTATAGAATCCTTCAGACAAGGTGTAAGTAGAGCAATTGTTCTTTCTTCTGGAGATGGGTATACAGATGTTCCTGTAGTAACTTTTGGAAGTCCCACATTTACAGGAGCAACAGGTTCGGCAGTAGTATCAAATAATATTGTTAATAGTATAGTATTAAGCGATGGTGGAAGTAATTATGATCCAGATAGAAGGATAGGTGTTACAATAGATCCTCCAACTGGCAGTGGATTTGTACAAGCAACAGCAAATACAGCAATTGGTAATGGTAAATTAGTAAGTCTTTCAGTCAATAATGCAGGTATAGGTTATAGTGTAGAACCTGCTGTGACGATAGATGCTCCTACTGGAGTTGGATCTACTGCAGTTGTCACTGCTACAATAAATGCTAATGAAAATGTTGAAACTTTATCTATCGCATCTTCAGGACAGTTCTATGTCGGAAATCCAATATTAACTATAGATGCTCCAACTGGAATAGCATCTACAGCAACTGCAAATACAACCTTTACATCAAATTCTGGTTTATCTACATTCACTTATAGTTTAACTAGTCCAGGTAGATATTATCTAAGTCAACCAACACTTACTATAAAATATCTTGCATTATCTGCAGGATTTGATGCAACCTCTCCAAAATATGGCACAGTAGCATGGAAGTTAATTAATGCTGATAATGATAGAAATTTAACATGGAATGGAAATCAAACTACCATTGATCAAGAAGGTTCAGTTCAATTATACTTCAAAGCACAAAGTTCTAATGTAGGTTTTTCAACGATCTTAGAATTAAATAAAGTATCTAATGGTGGAGAAGATATCACTTTAGGAATTAATACTTTAGGAAGAGTTGAATTAGGTATTGGAACAGTATCCATTGCTTCAACCACTGGAGAAATTAGTGCATTTACCCCAAATGTTGGTGTTGCTGACAGTTTAAGACCAAATGGATCATACTCTGTAACTAACGCTACGGGTAACGCATCTGGATATGGTGCTGCGTTTGATGTTGTTGTTTCTTCTGATGGCACACCAACAATTACATTAACAAATGGGGGTGCAGGTTACTACTCCTCTGAGACAATAACAATCGCTGATTCATCACTTGGTGGGGGTGGTGCTCCTGATGTTGTCTTAACAGTCACTGATATTAATTTTGCATCTGTAAGAGATGATGCTTGGCATTATGTTTACATAGAAAATAAAAATCAATTTGGTTCTCAATTAACTTCTCTATATCTGGATGGAAACTTAGAAGATAGTATTAGTTTTGCACTAGCAGGAGATAAACCATTAATAACTAATGCTAATTTAACTCCACCAGTTCTTAAAAACTCATATAACACTGGTATTCTTGTAGATGACATATATTCAACCAATGTTCTTTCTGGTATTGGTTCATTTGTTCCAATAAGTGGTATATCAACTCTTGGGGTAACTACATTATCATCCACAGTGACCTATGATGATTTTGAAAATGTAATTGGTACTGAACAAGAAATAAGCATCAATGCTAATATTGAAAATGGAGAAGTTGTTTCTCTTGATAATAGTAGCACTACTCTAACAGGTATAGTAACTGCCTTAACCTCTGCAGTTATAGATGCTCCATTAGGTGTTGCAACTAACTTTAGAGCAACTGCAACTGCAACAATTAGCGAAGGATTTGTTAATTCAGTTTCTATAGCATCATCTGGTTCAGGATATCTATCAACACCTAACGTAGCAGTTAGCAGTGCAACTGGATCTCCTTCTCAATTTACAGCAACTGGTAGAGCAAAAATAAATGGTTTCGGACAGATAAGTGAGTTTGAAATATTATCAATGGGAGGAGGATATTTGCTTGCTCCTGGTGTTACTATTGATCCACCACTTGGACAAACAGCAGAGGGATTTGCAAACGTTGGTCTTGATGGAGCAATTGACAGTGTAACATTTACTAAGATAGGTGTTGGATACACAACTCCACCTACTGTAGGTTTTTCTAATACTATTGGAGATAGAGATGGAGAATCTGGATTCTCAACTGCCACTGGTACTATAGTTCTTGATAATAATCAAAACAATATTTTACGTGTCAACATAACAAATCCAGGTGCAGGTTATCTCGGACCTTGCACTGTATTGGTAGAAGATCCTGCAGCAATAGCAGGAAACGCAGGAGTTGGAACATTCTGGTTTAATGAAGTGGTTCTTGGTGAAGATTCCTTGATAAGAGCAAGAGTTAAGAACTGGGATCAAGAAGAGGGAGTTCTACAAATTGGTCAAGAAAATGGTAAATTCTTTGTGGGAGAGAAGATTATTGGACAATCCTCTGGTGCTATATACATTTTAGATAAGTATATGTTACTCTCTGAAGTACCTGCAGCAGGTTCAGTTCAGAATATAGATAATTATGATCAAAATGATTTATTTGAAGGAGAAGCAGATATGATCTTAGATTTTACAGAAGTTAACCCATTTGGTGAAGTTTAATGTTAGGAAGTCATTACTACCACGAAATAATGCGAAAGACCATTGTATCTTTCGGAACATTGTTCAATCAAATTTATCTTAAGCATTATGATGGACAGACGGGTAATGTTGTTGATGAAATGAGGGTTCCATTAGCATATGCTCCAAGACAGAAATTTTTAGCAAGATTAACACAACAATCAGAATTAAATAAAGCAGTAGCAATATCTTTACCAAGAATGTCTTTTGAGATGACATCTTTAACTTATGATGGAACAAGAAAGACAGGAATGACTCAAACATTTAGAGCAATTGATAAAGCATCTGATACAATGAGAAAAGTTTATATGCCTGTTCCATATAACATTGGATTTGAATTAAACATATATTGTAAGTTAAATGATGATGCATTACAAATCGTAGAACAAATATTACCATTTTTCCAACCATCTCTCAATGTAACTATAGATTTAATTAGTTCTATCGGAGAAAAAAGAGACGTACCTATAGTTTTAAATAATGTTTCTTTTGTAGATGATTATGAAGGAGACTTTTCTACAAGAAGAGCACTAATCTATACTTTAAACTTTACTGCTAAGACATATCTATTCGGTAAAATTGCTGATAATGCAACAGGTATTATCAAGAAAGTTGAAGTTGATTACTATACCAATACTAATCCTGTAACTGCAAAGAGAGAAATGAGATATACAGTTACACCAAAAGCAACAGAGGATAAGAATAATGATGGTGTTATTGATAGAATAGATGATGCATTACTTGGTCCTGGAGATGATTTTGGATTCTCTGAAGGATTAGAATTTTTTCAGGATGGAAAGTAAATGAAAGACAACTTTGATGAATTAAATAAAGCTCTTAATACTGCATCTGATATAGTTAAGGCAGAACCTGAAGAGATGAAAATTGTAAAAAGTCTAAAATCTGAAGACAAAGATATTCAAAAAGATTATGAATATACCAGAGGTAACTTGTATTCTTTGATTGAAAAGGGACAAGAAGCAATCAATGGTATCATGGAAGTAGCAGAAGAGGGTGCTAGTGCTAGAGCATATGAAGTTGCGGGTCAATTGATTAAAAGTGTTGCAGATACTACGGATAAGTTGTTAGATTTGCAGAAAAAAATGAAAGATATTGAGGAGGATTCTCCTAAAACTACTACAAATAACGTAACAAATAATGCCTTATATGTGGGTTCAACTTCCGATCTAGCGAAGTTGCTAAAGCAAGGAATGATAAATACTAATACATCAGACGATTAAACTTACATATGAAATCCTGTAAAAAAGGATATTACTACTGTAATACCGATGAAAAATGTAAGCCAATTCCAGAGGGTAGTATGGTAAAACCTGATGGAATGTTAGTCAAAAAAGATGTCTCCGAAGAGAAGGAGAAAAAGGATCACGAAGTTTCAATGGCACATAAACAGTTATCCAAAACTGAAAGAAACATCGCCAAACTTAGAAAAGCATTAGGCAAGAAGGAAAAAGATATACCTGCATGGGTTCAAGGAAAAATAACAACATCAACTGATAAATTGGATTCCGCATCCAGTTATATGCAAGATTCTGTTTCAATAGAGGATGCAAATGGTGAACATTACGCAGAATTTATAGATGTTGTGTCTCCTGAACCTTTGAAACCTTCAAAAGGTATAGGTAGCGATCTTCTTGCTAGTGAGAAACTTCAGTTATCGCACTACGACTGGAGAACAAAACTTGGACAAGAAAACACAATCTGGCAACGATGGACTGGACCCGAAAGTGAAGAATCTTGAGAAAAGGATTCAAAACTTGGAGAAGATGGTAAATCTTGCACAACAAACTATAGAGCACGATCAACATGCTAATGGTTTACTTCCTAAAAAAGAAGTAAAACATTTACCTAATGAAATGACATAGGAGTTACTATGAGTGATAATGTATATTTGGGTAATCCAAATCTGAAAAAAGCGAATACTCCTATTAACTTCACTGAAGAACAAATTGTAGAATTTATAAAGTGTAGAGAAGATCCCGTATATTTTGCAAAAAATTATATAAAGATAGTAACTCTTGATCATGGATTGCAACCATTTAAGTTATATCCATTTCAACAGAAGTTATTAGAAAATTTTCATGGTAATAGATTTAATATCTGTAAGATGCCTAGGCAGACAGGTAAATCTACTACTTGTGTATCATATTTACTGCATTACGCAGTTTTCAACGACAATGTTAATATAGCAATCTTAGCAAACAAAGCATCAACTGCCAGAGATTTATTGGGTAGACTGCAACTTGCTTATGAAAATTTACCCACTTGGATGCAACAGGGTATCATATCTTGGAACAAAGGTTCATTAGAATTAGAGAACGGATCAAAAATATCAGCAAACTCTACATCATCATCTGCTGTTCGTGGTGGATCTT